AATGGAGTCTCCAAAAAATAAAAGATTCAAACGTTCAATGGTGTGTTCATACATTATAGCGGATAAACATCCTAGGTTTGATTACAAAAGATTTAGAACTGCATGTAAATCTAAGTCTTCTTGGTTTTTAACTGGGACCAACACTGCGGATTATGTTGCTATAATTGAGAGAATATACAACGCAGGATTAACAGCTAAAAATAAAATAAATTTAGTTGAATTTCATAAAACCAAAGAGTATTTAGAAAGTTAGGAGATAAACTATGGACATCAATAAATGGAAATCCTGTGCAGTTGATATTGAGTCATACTGCATCATTAGAGCCATGGGTAAGAATGGTTTTAGACGGCCAGGCAGCATGATTGCCAAATTGGTTGATGATGAAATAAGAAAAATTGCTAAAAAAGAAGGCAAATCTTATGATTCAATGAAACAGAATTTACTATCGGAGGGCAAGAAGCTGCTCAATGGTAAATAGATCTAGGTTGGATGGTTAACCTTAGAACCGAACGATCTTGGGGCAGCGTATGGGAGACTAACGCTGCCCTTTTTTTATGGTTGCAATAATTATCAATTTAATCTATTAATCGAATCAACGTATTCCTAAGCCTAAATGAAATAAGTGGGGCTTTCAAAACACTTTATTTTCACCGAACAACGATCACACAAGTTTAACTTTTAACAAAAGGATATTTTGTGGGTAAAGCTGCTAAAATTAGTGGTGATGAAAGATTAAATAATGCTTTGGACAAGCTAGTGATGGTGTGTCCAGACAAGAAATCTTATGATGAGATTACTAGTTTAATGTTTCAGTTGTATTGTGGAAATGACTTTGGTTTAGGAAATTTCAGTCTTTCTTTTCTCGACAAAATCGAGACGAGATGGGCAACAGGGCGTAAGGCTGCAGCTGCAGCTAAAGGCATTAAACTTGTTGTCAAAAACGTATAGCCATGGTGTATTTCTATAATCCATATCTTTTCCCGCATCGTGGCTATGCGAATGGATTTTAAAAAAACATCTAAACAACTCACTCAAGAGACGATTGAATATGCAGGTGAGATGGATCCTGAAAGTCGAAATGACTTTATAGATCTCATTCACGATCAATATCAAATCGCAAGACATTCTCAAACTAGTAGAGGCAGGCCTAAATATTCTAAACGGGAGGTGAAAAAATTTAGTGACTTGCTCACCAAACTTATTAAAAAATTTGGGAATTAAGTTGAGTATGGAACTGACTCGACCTAAAGAATTAGCAGAACAACGCCTATTTCAAGCTATTCTTGTCCAGGCGTTAGAAGATGTGCTCAATCCTTCTAATTTTAAAAAAGAAACCTATTGGAAGGAAGATGCGTATAAATGGTTTTATGGTAATTCTGAAGATTTTCAGGATGTGTGTTGGGCAGCAGATATGGATCCAGAATTAATCCGTGGTGAATTTATAAAATTAATTAAAAATAAAAAAATTAAATTTAGTAATAAACAACAGCGATGGTTGAATTATAGGGAGCTGTATCGATTGTATCGGGAGGCAGATTCTAAAGAGGAAAGAAGAGAAATTAAGAAAAAAATCACGAAGTTAGCGTAGTCATGGTGGAAAAATAAATTTAACCCCTGGGGTTATTAAGAGAGCAATAAAAAATAACCCCAGAAATTTAAAAGGTATAACATGACTTTTTGTAGCCATGATTAAAGTTACCATAATCGGTGATGTGTGTCTAATGAAATGTAGTTTAGAATAATTCTAAGGTAATAGTTTATAATGGTTCTAAAGTAAATGATAATGGAGAAGTGATAAGGAATAACGGCCACCGGAAACCGAACCAGATTAGGGTTTCCAGCAGCCAATGTTTATAAAACATTTTTACTATATAGATATTTCAGACTAATTAAAATAAAAAAGTACCCCGGGGGTAAAAGAGGTGTATCTGGTGTATCCGAAGAAGAATAATGTAATAATATCAATTACTTAAGTACGTTTTTATGGTGTATCTATGGTGTATCTATGGTGTATCTGGGATACACCACTATACCATGTCTTGCGGGAACGCTATCGAAAGTTTTTTGGGAACTTACAATTACTTTGAAAAATCTATATAATAGAAATTATGATTAAGAAGTTGATATTCAACACTGCTAAAACTGCCTTCAAAAAAGCTTATAAAAAATATAAGGGTGAAGTTAGGCAAGCAAAAAAACTTGGAACTCCAGTTGTGCCATATGATTTGGTTAAATCAGATATTAAAAGAAGAATAAGATCGACTAAATTCATGGATAAGACAGCTTATGAAAAAGCTCCAAAAACTAAAAGCTTACCAAAAGGTGGTCCAAGACCTCAAATATTTGGTAAAGCCTATGCATCTGATAAAAAAGGTAAATCTATGCAAATACCAATGATGACAAAAGAACAACGTAAGGCAAATCAAGAAGCTATATCACAATCAGTAAGAAAGTTTATTTCTCAAAAATTTGGTAGAAAAAAACTTGGTGGTGTTATAAAAGCAACGAAAGGAAGATTTATATAATGTACAAAAAAATGATGTTTGGTGGCTTAATTACTAAAGGTATTAAAGCTGCTGCTAAAAAATATTTTAAAATGTCTGGTAAAACAATTACAGACCTTACAAAATCACAACCACTTAAATCTAGAACATCTGCAAAAACAGATTATGCTAGAGCATTACAACTTCATTCATCTGATAAAAAAGATAAAATGAAACTACAACAGTATATTCGAAAACAAAAGTAATGAAACGCAATGAGTTGAAAACTGTTCATGAGTTAACTCCGAAACAAAGAATGTTTGTGGAGATAATGGTGCAGGAACATGGTAATATCACTCAACATGAAGCTTATTTAAAAGCAGGGTTTCAAGCTAAGAATGATAACACAGCTAAATCCTCTGCATCACAATTATTAAATAGAAAAATAAATCCTCATGTTGCAAAATATTATGATCAAAGATTTGAACAAGAAGTTAAAAAATACGAAAGCGATAATCTCAGACGATATAAACGATTAGAAAGAATTGCTAACAAAGCGGAAGATGATAAACAATATGCAGCAGCTATCAATGCTGAATATAGATCAGGACAATTAGCAGGTGCTTATGTAGATCGTAAAGAAGTTAGAGTTAGTGGTTTGGAGGGTATGTCGCGTGAAGAACTTGAAAAGAAATTGGAAGAGTTATCCAACAAGATTGAAGGATACAACGCCAAGACAATTGAAGCTCAAGTCTCAGATGTTGAAGAACAGTAGTTGGTCTGAGTTTTTAGTTTTATTTAACGCTAAACATAATCCAATGTTAACATCAGTTGGAACTGTAGAGGTAATTGTAGATGAGAAAAAAGATAGCAGCACCTAAAAAAGTAAAGTTAGAGATTGATAAATATCCTATGGTTTCAGTAGAATGGTTTGATATTGTTTCTGACAGCTCGTGGACTTCGTTTGAAGCACTACAAAAATCTAAATTAGCTACCTGCATCACCAAGGGGCATCTCCTGAGTCAGTCGAAAGGAGTGACTAGATTGTTCGGTGACTATTCATTTGCAGATAATGGTAAGGACATTGAAACGATTGGCAACACTACAATAATTCCAAATTCTGTTATTAAAGAAATTAAAAAGTTAAGTTAATAAATGTCAAATAAAAATAACGAAAGTTTGCTATGGCAAAAAGTAAAAAAGGGTTTAGTAGATTGTTTTTTAACTCGCATAGAATCTAGCACAATTAACGGTATTCCTGATATACATGGTGTTCACAAATCGGGTGTATTTTGGATAGAACTTAAATCAGATAATTCTAAGTTTCCTAAATTAAATAAGTGGCAAGTAGTTTGGATTAACCGATATATTAAAGCTGGTGGTGTTGTATTTATACTGCATGAGAACTTGGATAACCCCGTCTCGAAGAGACGTATCAAACTGTACAGACCAGTGTCCAGTTTCACTGATCCTCGTTCACTGATCCCCGAAGCCTCGTTTCTCGTTACAGGACAATGGCCACGGATCCAGGAAGAGATGGTGAACCTTCTCCTGCGGGAGCAGAGTGAAGCTCGTTCTCGTTTACTTGACAACGGTCAGGTAACCGTTAATACTTTACGAATGGCAGGACCGTGCTGTTAACCTCGTTCTCGTTTCCTGGCTACATTTTCCCTCTTTGTTAATGTAGCCTGGTGACGGGATCACCAGCTCAGTTCTCGTTTGACAAGCACCTCGTTCTCGTTCTCGGAAGAACAAGACGAACCCCCCTGCAGCTCAGGATACTCTGGAGCTGGGATCAGGACGCTGATGAATTTCTATTTGACAAAGGACACCGAATGGGTAATGGTGGTGACAGGAAAAGGAGAAACACATGGCAGTAGATTTTGAAGCCCTCGATCTCGTTCGAAGTCAGAACAAATCTCGTTCGTATAACAAAAAGCTGGACGACCTGCAGCGTAAGAATTCAGGACTGCACAAGCTGGTGCAGGAAATGGTACAAGAAGTTCCCGAACACCGAAGAAAATATTTTTTGGAAAAGATAAAAAATTCCTCTTGACATTTATCCCATGAGGTCTTATGTAAGGTCTGCGGACGGGGAAGTGCACTTAAAAGACTTAGCCATCCCGCAGGGTGATACAGCAATCCCGCACTGACTCAATGAATTCTAGGAGTCAAGCTTAAATACTGGAAACTTGTGCGCATCTTGTAGGCCTATCTTGATGCGCACTAACATAGGAGAGCAAATGAAAAACTATATGCCTGAAGCCACCTTTATGATGGTGGCGTTGTTAACTTTAACTTGGACAGGAGTCATATCATGGTAAAAAAATTTTACGGACTACAAGTTCACTCTTTGACGTTTCAAAAGGTAGATGAAAGTGGCGAGTCTATCGATGGAAAAATTTATGAGTACACCGGGGATCACTCTTCCTTCTGCGAAGGAATCGATGAGGATGACCTAGAGGAGGTGAAGGATGACTGATGAACTGAAGGAATGGTTTCTGATGCCAAGCATCACCGAATGCCTGCGCGCATATGAAGACCAAGAGCTGGGTCTTATCTCAGACATTGCTAAGCACGGCTGCTCAGGAGGTGTCGCTGGTATTACGTATTACTCAGAAACAATTGCGTTTCATGATCACCATCAGGAGGAGATCTGGGACATGCTAGCAGAGCACGCTGACCAGCACGGCCTGAAGAAGGGAGAATTTCTGCAACACATTTCCAAGGATCCCGGCTCGCTGACCCAATTGGTAAATGATTTAGTTTGGTGGGCTGTAGAAGTTCGCGCTCAGGAGCTGCAGGAAGAATGATTTTCGGTTTCATCAGTCTAGTCCTGTTCGGCTGGTTACTCTTCCCAAGAGTAACTGGCTGGATCGTTTTCCTGATTGCGATTTCTCTCGTTTCAGCACTCGGTTCCTCGTCCTCGTTTGAGAAACAAACATACCTTCTGCAGGACCAGCAGAGTCAGGAGCTGCTGGATCGCAGGACTCATGTGAGTATCGAAGCAAATTCTCTCGCCTCGTTTGAAGAACGATATGCAGGTGGGAAAAGAAACAAATAATGCTGGTGCACGGGGGTTGGAAGCACAATGGCTTACCTTTCTAGTTTAGAATGATTCTAAAAGATAATTAAAATAATTGTTGCAAGGGTAAATGGGATTTGATAAGAGGTAGATGTTTAACCCAATAACAAAGGAGAAAAGATATGGGACTAGACCAACGCGCACATCTTCGTAATCAAAAAGTAGATTGGGAAGATTATTTTATGAATGACAACAGTAAAGACCAACAGGTTTTTACATGGAGAAAACACGCAAGACTTCAGCAGTTCATGGCGAAGAAATGGGCA